CGAGAAAACTTCCTGACGAAACATTGCAACATTGCATATCAGGGCGCGGCATCCGAAAGTTTCATATCTCCGGACACTGTAAAGGCCGGAGAGGTTGATCATATAGATTGGAGCGGACGCGAAGTGTTCGTCGGTGTTGACTTGTCACAGACAAACGACAACACATCGGTCGCTATGGCTTGCCTTGACGAAGATGGAAACCTTCTGGCGGATGTGATTGCATTTATTCCGGAAGGACGCATCGAGGAAAAGAACAAGTTTGAGCGGATCAGATATCAGGACTTTATCAATGCCGGAAAGTGTGTCGCTTGCGGGGATATGGTCATTGATTATGAGGTCGTCGAAAAGTTTGTCGGCACGCTCGAAGAAACCTATGGTGTCAAGGTGATGCAAGTCGGATATGACCGATACAACGCTATTTCGTCAGCGCAAAAATGGGAAAAAGACTATCACATCCAGACGGTGGAGATCAAGCAGCACTCTTCCGTATTGCATCCGGCGACAAAGTTTTTGTCAGAGAAGATCGAGGACGGTCTTTTCAAGTATGAGAAAAACGACTTGCTCCTGATAAACTTTCAAAATGCGCGTTGTACGCTCGACACGAACGAAAACCGCTATGTCAACAAGAAAAAGTCAAACGGCAAGGTTGATATGGTCGTTTCGCTGATAAATGCGGCATATCTCATTTATCAGGACATCACATTCAGATCCGACTTTGTGTGTGATGTGATATAGGAGGTTAAAATGGGACTATTCAGAAAGAAAGCACCGGAAACGAGGGCGACGGAGGAAGATTTCGAGGCGGATCTTTTGACGGCCATCTATGGGGATGAGGTCGTCACAAGGAAGATCGCATTGAGCATCCCGTCCGTGGCGGCTTGCGTCAATCGTATTTCGGACACCGTGGCGTCACTCGATGTGAGACTGTACGAAAAAGACGGCGATTCGGTGAACGAGATCGAGGATATCCGCACCGAGAGACTCAACGGAAAGACCGGCGACACACTGACGGGGTATCAGTTAAAGAGGGCGATGGTCGTTGATATGTTACTTGGTAAAGGCGGTTATGCCTACATCCAGAAATCCGGCGGAGTCGTCAAGGGCCTTTACTATGTGCCTTGCAACAAGATCAGTTTCGTTCACAATGAAGATCCGATTTTCAAGACATACAAAGTGATGGTTGACGGAAAAACATACGATGACTACAAGTTTGTGAAACTACTCCGCAACACCGAAAACGGCTACTCCGGAAAGTCCATCATTGCCGACAGTGATCTTCTTTTCCAGATCGTGGCAGCGGAACAAGAGTTTGAAAAGAGTTACTCAAAGCGCGGCGGAATGAAAAAGGGATATATGCAAACACAGTCCCGTGTCGATGCCGAGGCAAAGAGGAAGTTAAAAGAGGCTTTCTCACAGATGCACTCGAACAATTCCGACTCGATCGTTGTGTTAAATGAGGGAATGACATTCAAAGAGGCAGCAGCCACAAGTCAGGAATTACAGTTAAATGAGAATAAGACCACGAACAACGAAGATATATGCAAGATTTTCGGTGTCCCGCCGAAGATCATCTCCGGTGGAGCCACTCCGGAGGACAAACGCCTTTACTATGAGGGTTGTATATATCCGATCTTGACAAGGTTCGCAACGGCACTGAACGACGCTCTTCTCAATCCGTTCGTCGGAAATGAGAGAAATATGTTTTTCGCGTTCGATGACACGATGCTGACGAAAGCGGATCTCGAGACCAGATACAGATCCTATGCGATCGGATTGAAAAACGGATTTCTCCAGTTGGATGAGATCCGTGAAAAGGAAAATCTGCCCGCTTTCGGGTTGGATTTCGTCAAACTTGGATTGCAAGATGTTTTGTTGTACCCGGAGAACGGCGACATCTACACGCCGAACATGGGTGTTTTTGCAAATCTGAAAGATAAAAAAGTTATTACAGAAAACGATGGAGGGACGAACGATGAGAGTACGGTTTCAGAATGATATGGCCGTCATCGATGGTTATGTCAATGTCGTCGAGAGAGATTCAAAGATGATCTACGAAGGCGGCAAGAGTTTCATTGAAAAGGTAAAGCAAGGCGCGTTCGCAAGATCATTGAGCCGCCGCGAGAATGTGCGTGTGTTACTGAACCACGACCATTCAAGAGAACTGGCAAGTGTCGGCGACGGCACGGCCGTTTTGAAGGAGGATCAGGTCGGCCTTTATTGCCGAACAGTTGTCACAGATCCGGAGGTCATTGAAAAGGCCCGCGCCGGTAAGTTGTCCGGATGGAGTTTCGGGTTTATGCCCTTGACCGAGAAGATGACGGAGGTTGACGATGTTGATCACCGCGATCTGGTTGAACTGGATCTGCGTGAGGTCTCAATTCTGGACGACACAAAGTCGCCCGCATATCCCGCTTGTTGTATTTCGGCAAGGGATGAGGAAGGCGAGACCATTGAAATCCGTTTCGTCAAAGACGAGACACAGATTGAGGATGCAAACCCCGGCGGGGATGCAGATAATCTCGAAAGAGAAGAGGCGGGAGATCCCGCCGGAAACTATTCATTCAGGAACGCTCTTTATAGAGCACAAATACACTAATAGGAGGTAAGAAACCATGAGTGTAAGAGAACTTATGCAGAAACGCGAGGCTCTTGTCAAGGAAATGACTGGCCTTGTGGATGCAGCAGACGCGGAAACCCGCGCTCTGAACGATGAGGAGAGCAAGAAGTTTGAGGAAATGAAAGCAGAACTTGCAAACCTCGACAAGACAATCGAGGCAAAGCGGGCACTCGAGGACGCACAGATCACCGAGAGTGATGATGTGGATCAGGGTGAGCCGGAGGAGAGAGCCGAGTCCGTAGATACCGAAGAGGTTGAGGAGCGTGCTTTTGAGGCATTTATCCGCAATTATCGTCAGGAGAACCGCAACGACACCAACATGACCTATGGAGCAAATGGAGCGGTCGTTCCGGCATCCATTGCAAACAAGATCATCGAGAAGGTGAAGGAGATCTGCCCGATCTACACCGATGCAGAACGCTACAATGTGAAAGGTACGCTGACCATCCCGTATTACGATGAGAGCACATCACAGATCGTTTGCGGGTATGCAACCGAGTTTACCGCACCGGATGCAACAAGCGGAAAGTTTTCGAGCATTTCGCTGACCGGTTTCTTGGGTGAGGCACTGACAAATGTCAGCAAGTCGCTCATCAACAACAGTCAGTTTGACATCGTGAACTATGTGATCGGCAAGGTTGCCGAGGCGGTTGCACTGTTCATCGAGAAGGAGTTGCTGATCGGCACACCGGCAACCACAAGCGGCGGCACAACCGTTCCGGCAAAAATCGAGGGCCTTTCCTCACTGGCAGCGGGACAGTTGATCGAGTCCGCAGCAAACACCGCGATCACCGCAGACGAACTCATTCAGGTTCAGGAGCAAGTCAAGGACGCATATCAGGAGAACGCATACTGGATTATGAACCGCAAGACCAGAACGGCGATCCGTCAGTTGAAGGAGAGCGGCACCGGAGCATACCTTCTCAACAAGGATGCAAACTCACGGTGGGGTTACACGCTTTTCGGCAAGGATGTCTATACCACAGACAATATGCCGGAGGTTAAGGCAGCGAACGCCGGCAAGGTTGCCGTTTACTATGGCGACATGACCGGTCTGGCCGTAAAGGTTTCCGAGGACATCGAGATCGAGGTTCTGCGTGAGACTATGGCAACAAAGCACGCCATTCAGGTCGTTGGGTTCGTTGAACTCGATGCAAAGGTTCAGAACTCCGAGAAGATCGCGGGACTGAAACTCAAGGCTTGACGGGGGTGATCCTATGATGAAAGTCAAGGCACTTGTCCCGTTCGCGGGCGAGGTTGTAATGAACACCGGTGAGACAAGAGAGGTCTCGGATGAGATCGCGAAAGACCTCATCGATGCCGGTTATGTCGAGAAGGCCGGAGGATCTGCGAAAGCGGAGCCGAAAGCCGAGGCAAAGCCGGAGCCGAAAGTCAAAAACAAAGGCGACAAGTAGTTGGTTGCTACTTCACGCATATACCACATTGCGGGAGGATGGCCTTTTAAAGCTGCCGCCCGCTGCCGTGGTACATTTAGGAGGACGATATGAAGGTATCAGATATCACACTGGAACAAGTCTGCGACTATCTGCGACTTGATGATCCGACGGAGATCGAGGAGACAGAGGTTCAGATTTTTATGGATTCCGCAAAGGCGACCATCTGTTCAATGTCAGGACTGACACAAGCGGAGGTTGATGAGTTTGATGATATGGTGCATCCGTTTCTCCTTTTGGTATCAGAACAGTTTGACAATCGGAATGGACACATCGAAAACAAACAAGTCACGCAGAACCAGAGCATCCTTGAAACAATCCGAAGGCACGCGGTCAATTATGTGTGAGGTGTAGAGTATGAGAACAATGAACATCGGACGCCTGAACAAGCGGATCACCATAATGAAGAAGGTGGACACCGCGAACGCACTGAACCAGAAGAGCAAAGGATTCGAGAATGTGAAAACGGTCTGGGCGTCGGTTGCTCCGGTAAGGGG